TGTTCCATCTCGATGGGAAAGGCCGCCTCACGGCGGTCTGCTCGGAATCGCGTATTCCGATTGCGGGTTGGCACGGGTCCGCAGACCGGGGCCAAACAGGTGCCCGATTTCGCGCGTCTCACGACGATGGCTAGTCGGGGCTTGAAACGAAGAAGCCCGCGCAATGGCGGGCCTCGAAATAGCTGCGACAGTAGTTAGCCCAGCCCGTCAGGGCATGAGCGGCGAGGATCAATCGCCGCCATTAGCCTTCACCGGACCCGTCAGGGACTTTGGGCGGTACCGCCCGTGTCCTTCACCGGTTGCCTCGCCCCGCTGCCTGTCGCGCACAGGTGTCGCCACGCCCTGCTAGGCGCGCCGTAGGGACATTTCTTATGGCGCGTACCAGATGCTGAAATCGGTACGGCTGCCGTAGAGCTTGGTGTCGATCTGGTAATCAGACACCGGAGCGCCGAGCGCATAGGCTTTCAGCGAGCCGGTCAGCGCGATGCGGACCTGCCGCATGACGCTGGACGCTTCAATGCGCGTCTTGGACCACACCCACACTTGGATGCGGGCGTTGTCGAGGTTCGGATCGGTGCATTCCAGCGGGTTGATGACATCGCCGCCGACCTGCTGGTACACGATGCACGGGAACGTCGGGTTGTCCGGCGGCGTGTCGGGATATACGCGCCCGCCCGCGACCGACGCCAGCGCCGTCTTGATGCTGGCCTCAATCCCCACTGTCCTCTCCCAGCAATTCCGGCAGGCGCTGCTTGCCGCGCTCGATCATGGCCTGCACGGCACGCTCTTTTGCGATGTCGTAGGCGGGCCGCAGGAAGGGCTTGGCCGCAATCCATTTCGGACTCGGCAGCTTTTCCTTCGTGGTGAACCAGTCACCGTTGGGCAGCTTGACGACCTTGTACGGCTGCCAATGCCCGAACTCGATCAGATGGCCGTGCGGTGCCTTGCGGTGATTCCAGCTCACCGAATACACCTGCCGCGACTCGTCCGACAGCGCGTCCTTGTAGGCGAGGTAGATGGCGTCCTTCAGCACGCCGTCCTTGACCGGAGCCAGCAACTTGGCCTCGTCGCGCAGGACTTCACCGCCCGCCACGCACATCGAGCGGGCCAGACTGACGCGCTTCTCACCGGCCAACTTGTCCAGCGCCTTCGTCCAGCCGGACACGTCGAGCTGGGCCTTAACCGTCATTTCCGCCGACCTCGCAAATCAGGTCCGTCCACTCCTTGCGGGCGAAGTCGTGCCGGACCTGCTTTACGTCGTAGTTCTGGCCGCCATAGACCACGCGTTTGGTGGCGTCCACGTCCGTGCGATAGCGGATGCGGAAGCTGTAGGCATTGATCTCCACGCCATCCAGCGACGCCTTGATGGTGTTCAGGCCGTTCGCGCCGCGAATGTCCGCCCACACGCTCGCGAGATCCGTCCACGTCTGCACGGGCTGGCCGGCGTCATCCGTGCCGCTGTCGCGCGTTTGCAGCGTGATCTTACGATTCAGCGCCCCGGCCTTCACCCGCGCACCCGCAAGGTCGAAAGCAATGCCAGAAGGCCCTCGGACAACTCACCGCCACCCTCGCGGTTGGCATCAAGATCCGCCACGACAAGTTTCAATGCCGACTTCAGTCTTTCTGGCACGGCAGTAGCGGTGCCATAGCCCGCCACGAACCGAATCACTACCGCGTTGCGCTCATCGCGCGTCGCCGGCCATGCCTGGCCATACTTGAGGTGGACGACGCCTGGCTCGCAGCTCGCGTCCACGCCATAGACAGAGGTCGCGAGCGTCTGCGTCGCGCCCTGCGTGTCCGTATAGGTGATCGACGCAATGGACTGCAACGGCGGCAGCGGAACCTCGATTGTGTCGCCGCACGGGAACCCGTCCAGCAACATCTCCCACGTTTGCGTCACCAGCGCGCGTCCTAACAGGCCCGCGCGGCCGTCCAGTTGTGTGGTCGCCGCAGCCACCATCGCCGTCAGCTCCGCATCGCGATCCGTGGTCGTCTCGCGAACATGGGCTTTCGCCTCATCAAGCGAGATAGGCGTCTCGGTCGGGGCGGTGACGAGGCGAAGGCGCATCACTTGGTCTCGGGTGCGGCCTTCTTGGCCTTGTTGGCTGCGGGTTTATCCGCGCGCTCAGCCCAGCCTTCGGCGGTTGCGACGGCGATCAGGTCGGCGTCTTCCGTCTCAATGAACTGGCCTGCTTCGTATTCTTCGATTCGCGACCCCTGATGGGCCCACGAAAACGGCTTCTTTGCCTTGAGTTCCATCCTTGCCTCCGGAAAAGGAAGGGCCCCGAAGGGCCCTTCCGAAGCGTCGGTCAGGACGCGGCGATCTTGAGGAGCTTGATCGCTTGGCTGTTGCGGATCTTGCCACCCACGCGCTTGCGGACGTAGAACTTCACGAAGCCCGGCGTGGTGATCTCGTCGCGGGTGATGCGCATGCCCACGCGGTCAGCGATCAGGTAGCCTTCCTTGAAGTCACCGAACGCAACCGAGAATGCATTGGCCGCAACCGCCGGCATATCCTCGGCTTCCGTCACGCCGTAACCCATGAAGGTCGCAGGCTGGCCAGCCACGAGCGAGGGCTGCCAGAGATACTGATTCTGGCTGTCCTTGTACTTACGCATGGCGGAGAGCACGGCCTTGCTGGTGACCCAGCGGGCGTTGGCGCGGTAACGGGCGCGTAGGGCGTACACCACGTCATAGAACGTGTCTGCGCTGGTCGGCATGGCGGCCGCCTGGCCCGATGCGATGTACTGGAGCACACCGAACGCGCGGCTGGAGTCAGCCGTGGAGACCGGAGTGCCAGTCAGGAAGCCGGTCGGCTTGTTGGTGCCGTTGCCCGATACGAACGCGGCGCCTTCACCCTGCGCAATGGCTTCCGCCGCCGACATGGTCAGCCACTCTTCGACGTTGAAGAACAGGTCGTCCAGCGACTCTTCCGACGCCTGGGGCTTGGCCGAGGCCATGCCGAAGGTCGGAGCCACTTCCGCGAGGTCGGCGGTGTTGGTCTGCGAACGGGTGCCAGCCTCGGCAACCCACTCAAAACCAGCGCCACCGATGTCGAACAGTTCCTTGTAATCCGGGCTGGAGACGGTCCGAACGGTCGCGATCTGACGGATCGGCGAAATGTCCACCGACAGGCGGGCGATCTGGCGCTCGATCACTTCCGGCAACGCATAACCACCGGCCGAGCCCGTCGAGGTGACGGTCTGCGTCGAACGGGTTTCGCGGCCATCAGCCTGCTTGACGTTCAGCGCCTTGCCGGCCTGCTGCATACGAACCTGACGCTCGTTGTCGAGCGGGTTGCGCACCCAATCGAGGAACGCGCTGCGGTATTCGGCCGCTTCCTTGGTTTCACCGTCCTGGCGCTCACCGCTCAGCACGCCGGGACGCGCCAGCTTGCCTTCCAGCTTCTCCAAGCGTTCCTTGGCTTCGGCCATGCCATCGATGACGGCGTCCATGCGGGCCAGCTTGGCGTCCAGCTCGGCGGTGCCGTTGCCCTTCTTGACGGCCTCGATGCGCTCGTCGTTGGTCTTCTTGTACTCGTCGAACGCGACCTGGATCTTGTCCAGCGCGTCAGCGACGTTCTTGATTTCGTCGGTCATTGCTTTTCCTTCGGGCATAAAAAAACCGCCTTTCGGCGGCTTCGTCTGCGTGATGTGGGTTGTGGGTTACTTCAGTGAATCCAGCAGCCGTTGGGCCGCCTTCAATGCCTGCGCCGTCGATTGCGCGGACTCACTCCGCTCCTCACCCATGCGCATGACGCGCGACACAAAGGCCGTCGCGTCGGCTTTGCTGAACCCGGCATCACGCAGGATTCGCTCAGCATCCTTGGGGGCCGCGACCTCTTCGGATGCGGCCTTGACGTTAGTCACGCGCGACTTCTCGTTCGCGGGGAAGGTCACCAAGGACACTTCCCACAGGTCGATCTGCGTCAGCGTGCGGATTTCGGTTTCGCGGTCGTACTCCCACTGCTTCGACATGAAGCCGATGGACAACCCGTTTAGGGCACCCATCTTCAGGAGCGCATGGGCCTCGCGGCCGCGCGTGGTGTCCAGCGCGAGCTTGCCCTTGATCTTCAGGCCCTTCGCGTCCTCGGCCATCTCGGTCCAGACACCGATGGGTTCGCCGGAATCGTGCTGCCAGAGCATCGCCGGCATCGTGCCTTCGGCCTTGTGCGCTTTCAGGGACTCGACGAAGGCGCCCTTGACGATCACGTCGTCATAGCTGTCCTTGACGCCGAACACGGAGCCGTAGCCCTCCACGGTGCCGTCCTCGTTGGCGCGAATCTCCAGCGCGTAGGCGCGAACCTCGCGATCAGTCATTGCCGTTGCCTGCCGATTGATTGCCCGACACGGGCGTCAGGGGGGTGTCGAGGCCTGGCAACGGGTCCTTGCCTTCCTCGTCTCGCAGTTCATTGCGGGTGTAGACGCCAAGCTCGCCCATGACCTTGGCCCACTCGGCGCGGTCCCTCATCGAGCCGGCCATCAGGTAGCGCGTATCGAACTCGGCAAACAGCGGGCCGGAGCCGTCCAACAGCATCTCGTCCATGCGCTGCGACCACGCCTTGTGCCACGGCGCCAGCGTGTGCTTCACGTGCGCGGCGAAGAACGCTTCCGATGAGGCAAACGTCGCCGCCTTGTCCGAATGCCCGACCATGATCGGAAACACGCCATAGCCGCGGCAGATTTCCTCGACCTGCATGCGGCGCGTTTCAACGTGCTGTGCGTCCACGCCTGACATCGTGGTCGGATACCACTTGGCGCCACGATCCAACACGAGCGGTGCGCCCGCGTTGTCCGGGCCGGCTTTCTTCTTGAGCCAGGCCGATAGGCGCGTGTGCTGTTCCTCGGTCAGCGGGCCGTCCACGGCGTAAGCGCCAGTGGTCCGCAGTCCGTTCTCGTGCATGGCCGCCTGGCTGCGCTCAGTCGCCAGCGACAGGCCGATGGCCGAACGGGCCAGCGCGACCGCATCCATGCTCCGCACCCAATCCCACTGAACACCATTCAGCACGAACACGTCGTCGGGTGTGAACTCCCCGATCATGCCGAACTCGTCCCAGCAGCGATAGCGCACTTCGTAGCGCGAGATCCTGCGCACATCCCACTGTCCCGGCATAACCGGAATCAGCTCGCGGACGCGACGGTTGTCTGAGCGCACCTTGATCGACAAGCCCGCACCCGTCAGGGCCGCGTGCATCGTCATCTGGCGGCGCCACTCAAACGAGGTCTGCCACTCGTTCGGACGGCGGGCCAGCAGCCGGTATTCCGGAATGTTGGTGGCCTTCTCGCGCGTGAGATCCGGCTTCTCGCGGTAAATATGCAGGTCCGGGGTGGCGCAACCATCCGCAATGGTCTTAACGCACGCGAGAACGGTCGAAACTTGCAGCGCCGTCCGCTCGTTAACCGACACGCCGGCAATCTTGGCCCCGCCAGCGCCGTCGATCAGGTTTGCAATCTGATCGTAGGTGAGCTGTGCGGCTTTGCGGCCGAACAGGCGGTCGAAGAAACTCATGCGGCTTCCCAAAATGAGCGAGCAGGCGCCGGATTCAGCGCCATGAGCGACACGGCGCTAAAAACCGCCATGAGTGGGTCGATCTTTGCCTTGCCTGACGCCTGCTTCGTGATTGAGATGGCATTGCCCTTGTCCTCGATGCGGGCATTGCCGACGCACCAGGCCATCAAGGGGCTATCCCCATGCGCGAACTCACCACCCGCGACCTTGCGCTCTGTGGTCTTGATCGCGCCGTTCAGCCGCCAACCCTGTGAGATCGCGGTGATCTGCTCCAGCAGAAAGCCCCTGCTGGCCAGCTCGTCCACGATGTCGCCAATGCCAGCGGCGTCTACGCCAATCTGGTGCTTCTCCGGCAGTAGCCCTTCATCCCGCACGCGGCAAATGATGTCCGCCACGCCCGTGACATCGTCTCCAGGCCGCTCTACAAGCGTCAGGTCGCCGTCGCGGGAGAAATCGAGCAGCCGGGGCGCGATGTCCTTGCGGCGCTCCAGGACGATCCTGTGCGCCCACGCATGCGCCCACAGCAGCCAGCGTCCGGTGCCAATCTCGCGCCCCAGCAGGGCCAGTCCTAGCAGGTCGTCCAGCCCGCCACCGTCCACGCCTGGAATGACCACATCGCAGTTGCCGAGGATGTAGTCGAGCGTGATCGACTTGTCGGCCGCCGCCTGCCAGAAGTCGGCGCCGGCCCAGCGGTCCGTCCGGAGGTTCAGGCCAATCTCAATATTCAGATGCTTGGCGAGGAATTGCTGAAGGGCGCCGTCCGTCTTCGGCTGGTGCTTCTTCAGTTGGTCTTCCAACCACTCGCCGCTCACGGAGCGCCCGAGGTTCGGATTGGTGACGTAGAAGTTGGCCGGATCAAGGTACGACTTGTCGTCGATCATCCGCTGGGGAAATTCGTAAATGACCCCGAGGGACTTGCGGTCCTCGATCTTGCCGTCCCGCACGTCACGGTAATACGTCAGCTTTTCCTTGAAGACACCGGCCGGCGGCTCGTCGGACTGCGTGGTGAGGTAGATCACCCACCCCTCGTCGCGCGAGACCTGCCCGCCCGTCGCCTCCATGAACATGCCTTCGGCATTGGACTTCGTGCCGAATAGCCAGTGCTCATCCACGAGGATGCGGCCGGACTTCTTGCCCGAGACCGTGTCTGTATCCGCCGCCACTACCTTCAGGGACGCCCGCGTCACCCGATGGGTAATCGTGCGGATGTGGTCCTGAATGTGGAAAAGGGCCGATAGCTCCTCATCCGCCCGCACCATGCCAGCTGCCGGCTTGAAGCTGTTGTCTGCGACTTCCTTGGTCGGGGCGAGGATCAAATGCTCCTCTTCCTCGCGCCAGCACAGAATCACTGCCGTCAGCATGATCCCGGCAGCAATCGTGGACTTCGTGTTCTTCTTGCTGATGAGCAGGAAGAACTCGCGGATCAGTTGCTTGCCTGTTTCGGCGTCATAAGCGCCAAAGATGGCCGCCACGAAGTCGAAGACCCACTGTTCGGAGCACTCCCCGAACGTCGGCTTGCCCGGCAGGTCTACGACACGTAGTTGCCTGAAGATCGCAAGCGCCTGCTCGGCCTGGTCGGGGTAGATCGGAGGCGGGATAATGCTGCGCCGCTCGATCAGCCTGCTTTCCCAATCAGGGCAGGCCGTAGACCACTCCATGCGTTACTTCGGAACCACGGCCAGCTTCGGGGGGGCGCCAGGCTTGAACTTGCCACCCACGGCGTCATTCGCCGCTTCGTTACGGGCGTCCTTCTTGCCACCCTCGGGAATCTTGCCGTGGACAAACGGCGCCGCTGCAATCGCCATGCGGTCACGCCGCGCAGCATCCGCAGTGGTGTCGTTCATCACCTTGAGCATGTATTCCAGCGGGGTGCGTTCGACCTCCTCCAAGTCCGTAGCGCACGGTTCCGACGCGCTTTCGTCATGGATCGAGCCCAAAACGTCCTCGCTTTGACCCTTACCGGAGCCCGGAGGCCGACCAGCACCAGGCCGATAGCCGCCTCGTGCCATCTGCTTAACCTCAACCTGAATAATCAATAGGGGAAAAATTCTGCGCGTGCGTGGAC